CCGGCGAAGAACGACTTCATCAGACCCTTTTCGCGCAGGCTGATGTAATCCACGATCTCCGGCAGGCCCCGCTTGAAAATGGCCTCGTCGAGGTCGTAATGGTAATTCGGGGTCGTCATGGCCCAAGGCATTTCGCCTTCGGTCAGAACGTCCTTGCGGTCCGAACTGTCACGGTGGTACAGCTCGACCACCTGGAAGTTGTCGGCGTAATCCGTCTCCAGCTTCCACTTGCACCGTTCGCCACCCATCTCGGCCTTTTGGGCCTTGTCGAAGAGGCGGGCCGCGAACATGTATTCCTGCAGTGGCAGGGAGATGTCCTGCCACTCACCCATCACGTAATTGTCCTGAATGGACTCCGTGAGGATTTCCAGTTGGCTCAACGCAACCGACATGAGGATTCCCTCCTATCAATCAGTCGTCGCCGCGCGCCTCCCGCAGCTCCTTGTACGCGCGCAGAACGTCGGGATGCCTTGTGAGCGGACCCTTGAATTCCTGCTCGGCTGGTCGCTCGGCACCCACGCCCATGCGCATGTTGGATTGCTTCATGAAGCGCTTGGTGAGATTCTTTTGTTCTTGCTTGGAAATATGGTCCGCGAACGCCATGCGGCACACGCGGGTCACAGTCGCCTTGTCCATTTGGCCTTTTCGGCCAAGGGTCTCAAGCCCGGCGAGATAGATTTCCAGTTCGGCAAACAGTGTTCGCCGTGCTTCCAGTTGCTTGTCCGTTTCCTCTCCTGACTTACCGAACAAGTCGGCATGGCCAATCGAGTCAACGATCGCGTCGAACTGCGCTTCACGCGCTGCCGTTTCGCGGGCTTGCATGTCGCTCTCGATCGCGGTGAAGCGATCGTCGAGCGCCTTCATGCGACCCTCGTAATGGTCGCGCAAGCTGGTCAGCGCGCCCTTGATCTTGTCTTGGAGTCCATCATCGAACTCCGACAAGTCCAAGTCGATCTCGAAAGCCTCGGACGCGTCGTCACCCGTCGTGTCCTCGGCCTTCTTCTGCTTGACGAACTTGCCATCCTGGCCACGCTCTTGACCCCGTTGAGCCTTCGCGCCAGCCTGCTGATCGTCTTCGCCGCCCTTCGTGCCAGCATCACGGCCAGCCTTCAGTGCGGCGCGATCCATCAGGCCCAGCGCTCGATCCAACTCATCGCGACTGGAGAACTCCGCCAAATCCTCGTCGGAGATCCACCGCGGCAACTCGGCACGGATGTCATCCGTCAGCCAGCTTTTCTTCTGGCTCCCGGAATCCTTGTCGTCGCCCGAGTCTTCGCCGCCGGCATCTTTCTGCTCGGCAGCGGCGTCATCGTTGGCGGAATCGTCATCGCCAACGCGTGTTTCCTTGGAAGTGTCTTCCTTGCCGGCCTTCTCGCCGGTCAGGTCCGCCCGCTCCTGCATGTACTCTTTCACCATCGCGTCCACGTCGTCGCGAGTGGCGTCGTCTTTAATCTCCACTTCAGCCATCGTCATCTCCTGGTCTTAGTCGCCGTAGCCGCCGTCGGCGTCGTGCTGATGCTGCGAGCGCAGCCACTTCTTGCGGTCGCTACGGGAGGTAATCACACAGTCCCCGTTGGACTTCCACTTGATTCCGGTCAGGCCCTGCTTCTTGGCCACGGCGTTGTACTCCGCTGCCAGATCGCGGTGACAGCTCAGGGCCAGAGATTCCAGCGGCTTGCTCTCGCTGTAGGCCACGGTGCCCATCGGAGCCCGCTGATCCTCCAGCCGCAGGCCACGCCCCTTGCGCCGGTCCCACTGCCGCTTGCTCACCTGCTGGCCGTTGATCTTGTACACCACCGTCACGCCGGAGCCCTCCCCATCGCCGCCATCTCCTGAGGCGTCACTTGCGAGGCGCCACCGGACAGCACCTGCTGCATGATCGATGATCGACTTTCCGCCGTGCCTCCGGTGGGCACGTTGCGGCGAATCGTCTCCCGAGAAGTGACCGGCGATTGCCGGATCGTGTTCTGATCGCCGCCCAACTGGTCCGTCATCACCGCGAACGAAATCAGCCGCTTGAACTCCGGCCGATCCAGCAGGTCGGAAATCTGCTCCAGCAACTCCTGCGCGTCGAGCGTCGCGCCGGAGGCCTGGAACATCGGCCACAGCGGGGCAATCCGATCCAGGGTCGCGTACAACTCGTTGAGCTGCTGCTGCGGTGTCTTGAACACCGTCGAGTACGGGACCACCGAAAGCCCGTAATCCTCCAGGGTCCCGACGCGCCGCTCCGGGGTCCACGAACTGTCGACCCGGATATTCGAACCCGGCACCTGGACCGAGGCCGGAATAGTCAGCGCCTGATCGTTCCACATCAGGAAGCCGAGATCGGTGCAGACTTCGCCGGCAAAACCCATCACCGCCAAGTGCATATCCGCTTCGATCCGCGACACCGATTCCTGGATGATCTCTTCCTGCCCCAGGGTCGCCGCCTGCTGGCCGAGGCCACCCATCGCGCGGACGTTTCCCGCCAACGTGTTAAACTGCTCGGCCACGATCATCTCAAACGCCTGCAGGCCCGGATCGACCCCGCCGATCTTCACCTGGGCGATGTCCTTCGGGTTTCGACCACGCACCCAGTCGCCATCCTTCGCGTCCCGGTAGCGAATAGCGTCCTCTTCTTCGCCGGGCGGGTACACGTTCACCGTGCGCTGCGCATCGGCCTGCCGCTCCATCTTCCGATAGTTGCGGTTGGCCAGATCGTGCAAGCCCTTGAGGTTGGCGGCCGGGCTGATCGGCACGAGGTTGTCGGGAACCAGCCAGAGGCTCAAAAACTTGTAGGGCCCGCCCTGGCTGCCGGTCCAATCCCGTTCGATGAGCGGCGGAGCATCGACGTCCAGCGCGAACGTGGCCACGGAGCGATTCTCCGCGATCCACAGATCCATCAGCCAAATCATCGGCTTCAGCTCGTCGTCGTCGACGGCGCCGCCGGTCGCGATCTCCTGGGCGAACTCAGCATCACTGATCTGGTTCTTGGAGGTGGGCGACAGGAGCTTTTTCGCGGCCTTGTCGTACCCCGGTTCGTCCATCACCTTCTGGAAGTCCGCCCGGTAGATATGACCGCAGTAGCGCATCTTCGACAGCTCGCGCACGGCCATGTCGAGAATCAGGTGATCGCGGGGAACCCGGTTGACCCACGGCTCGCCCGGATCCAGCCACACGTCCTCTTCGGACTCGAGTAACCCGTGGAACCGAGTGCCGTCCGTGTCGCGCATCTGGACGACGCCACACCCGATGCAGAAGAAGGCATCGAGCACGATCGCCCGGAAGGTGGTGTGGAGCTGCATGTCCGAGATGAGCTTGTTCAAGCCCACCTGGAACCGCCGGGCGAAAGGCCACTGGTCCGGGTTCTCCGTCGTGACCTTCACCCGCGGGTTGTTGGCCGCCAGGGCGACGGTATAGATGCGCGCCGTCTGGTTGATGAAATTGACCAGCGTTTTGTAGCGGGCGCCGTGGGGCTTCTCCTGATACCACGATCCAACGTGATCGCGGATCAATTCCTTCGCGGTGCGACAGAATGGGCGCCACGCTTCGCGCGAGGTCTTCACCGCCTTGAACAGGCGGCCACGGACCAACTTATCGTGAAGGTCGAGCATGAACGCCGCCTCGGTTGGTAAAAAAAGCAGGCGCAACAAAAAAGGCAGCACGATGGTACGGCACCGTACTGCCTTAGTGTTGCGCCCCTGGATCCCGTCGCTGGCCGGCGATCAGGTCAGTTGCTGTTTGAAAGTTGTTTTTGCAGTTGTCTGTTTTCTTGTTTCAGCCTTGCAAGTTCACGCAAAACTTCCGCGTGTTGTTTACTGTGCGAGGACTGGTCACATACCTCAAGGTTCTCTATGCGGTTGTCCAGTCGGTCGCCATTCACATGGTGAACGTGTTCGCGTTTTAGCAGCTTTCGGCCGAGATGCGATTCCACTACGAGCCGATGTTCCGCTCTCCATCGTCTATTGACGCAGACTTCGCGATACCCTTTGTTAATCCGTGTCGCACGTCCCACTGACGTTCGATACCTGCGATCGCATTCACGTTTTCCGCAGCTTCCAGTTATCCCGCGTCCGCACCCTGCTGTCAGTCGCGACACCGGAACACGCACCTCTGCACCGCAGGAACAACGACACGTAGCTCGCCACCCTCTTGTAACACGCTCCAGCGCCGTCACCGTTAGTCGCCCGACCCGATCACCAACCTGTAACATGCGAGTGCTCCAGTAAGCGACCCTCGCATGGGTTCGTGTTCTTGGCCCGCTACTCCGCCCGCTGGCCGGCAGTTGGAGGCGTTTTGCCCTGGTGAATTGTCAAAGCAGGCTGGCTGCCAGCCCAGTGGGCGTGCCGGACTTGCACCGGGTTTTCCGCCGGACTCCTTGCGGTGTCTTACTGCATAGACGAGCCGCCCTAAACAGTGGTGGGCTCAGGAGTTGCACCTGACTACGTTGGATTATGGGCCCAACCGAGACACTCCGCCTCGCCGCCCACTCTACTGCCCCGGCTGTTTAGGCGCGGGCCGGGGCCACAAACGCGCGCGCTTCAAATTTCGGTGTGCTATTGCTGCTTCTCTGGCGGCCGCTCCGGGATCTCAACCCCGATCTTCCGCACTGCCGCCCGCGTGACCCGCCATGCCTCGTCCGCAATCCGATCGGGCACCTTTTCCTGGTCCTCGTACATCTCGGTGCGAGTCAACACCGTCTGGGCCACGATCGGAATCAGGCTCAGGTAGGTACTCACTACCAGTTGATGCGCCATGAGCTGCTGCTGTTGCTGCTGCTGGCCGATCAGCGGGATTCGAGGCCCGGGCATGGGCGTCTGCATCATCCGCTCCTCAAAACGTCTTCGATTGTCGCCTGCGGTACGTCGTCGCTCCAGCGATTTAGCTCTTGTTCTTCGCGCCATTGTCGCCACCCGAAGGAGCCATACGCAGGATTGTCGCGGTTCGGCTCCCCCCTGTCAACCTCAGTTGTGGGTCGATCCTTACACAACAACCGGGCCACTCCAGCCCCGATACACCGGTCCCCGTGGGCTTTCTCCAACTCCCCGGCGGACTTCGAAGGCCGGTGAATCAGCTTCCCAGCCTCCCACTCGTACTCGCCGCACTCCCTGATCATATCCTCCGAACGGGGGATAAACGTGCCGTCTTCAAACGCCATGCCCAACTCTTCGAACAGCTCCCCCTTGTCCTCGTCAGAACCGTTGTACCAGCCCACTTTCCGCGTCTTTTTGCGGGATCCGATCTCCTCGACGTCCCGGTAGTAGACGTTCTGGTAGTCGCAGTCTTCGACGACCACCTTTCCAAACTGGGTGCCAGTCGGTCCGGAGGCCTCCCAGCCCAGGTACGCGTTCATCAGCCATTTCGCCAGCCCAACCGCCAGCTTGGCGAACTTCGTCGCCGGCCAGCCTTGGGCCGCCCACTCCAGCACCTGCTCCCCCGTCTGCCGGTCTACGCCGCAGGCCACCGAATTGCTCGAGTAATTTCCCGGCCCCCCGGCCGAGATGTCGCAGCCGATCGCGTACCGGCTCCGCGGAACGGTATTGTCGCCGCCCGGGCGAAACCACAGCTTCAGCGGCCCGTGATCCTGGCGAATCAAGCCCTTCAGCTCCAGAGTCTCGGAATCGAACACCGGCTTGCCCTGCCACACGGGCAACCGGCAGCACTCCGACTTCATCCGATCCAACAGGTCCAGGTCGAAGGCCTTCCCCACGGCGCCGCGAGGATTGAGATCCAACTCCCTGGCGATCGATCGAGGGGTGGCCCCAGGAAGAAGACAGCAGGCGTCGTACCAGGGCGACCGGGTGTGCCCCTCCATCTTGTGCCCGCGGCGCTCCAGCTTGCGAAGCTCCGCCGAGTGCTCCCGAACGTACTCTTCGACCGCTGCCTGATCGGCGGGAACGACCGCCACCGGCTTCCCCTCTCGGAGCACGTAAGCCAAGTGCGCGTGTACCGGATTGTCTTTCCAATCGAGCGTCACCTTGCGGGTGTTCTCAGGATCCTCGGCCGCCTCGTAGAACACGCCCTCATCGGCGCCGTAGGTCGACACGAGGCACATGGCGTAGGTCACATGCCCGATTGAGGCCATCACCTTCTCGTCCTTGCCGCCCGAGATGAAATCCTCGGCGCCAATCTCGTCGCAACGGAACGCCGTCTTCCGGCCGCCACGGGCGACGTCCTGGCCGGCAGCGTAGCCCGAGAAGTAAGAACCGTTCTCCGGGTTCACGATCGTGTGATCGCTCAGGCTCCGGCACACGGAGGCGTTGTAGCCCTTGGGACGCAGCCATGCCGGCAGTTGCTCGATCTCCCACGCCGCCTTCCAGAGGATCGTGTCCTCGTCGGTCCGCGAATCTACCAAATCCTCGTTGCGCGTGACGTACCCGACCGAGTACCCGTCATCCTGCAGCCAGTGCCAGAGATCGAAGCAGATGTAGCCCCAGGTCCCTCCCTGGCCACGGCTTTTCCGAACCGTCAACGGCGTCGGGCGCTGCGTCCGCCGGGATTCGAGAATCTGGTTCTCCATCGCCTCAAAGAACGGGTGCTGATGCGGCCATGTCGTAAACGGGATCGTCGTCACCAATCCACGTGGCTCGCGCAGCCAGCAGAAGGCGTTGATGAAGAACAGCAGATCATCGAGGGCCGCCTGCTTCAACGCGTGCTGCAGCCCCACGTCGCGCAGCGCCGCCCGGCCCATCCGCTCCCGCCAACGCAGGTTCTCCAGCGGATCCTTCGGAACCAGATCGTAGTACAACGATGCCGTCATCCACAGTCTTCCTCACTGAGTTTCTCAATCATCGCTCGAATCTCGTCCACGCGACGCTTCTCCCGCTTCTCCACGTCCGTCTCGGTTCCATCCGTACTGGTCTTCGCCTTGCCCAGCAAATCCATGAACTTCTGCCGGCTCTCCGCCAGCAACTTCATCAACACCAGCGACCCGCGACTCGGCGCCGGTGTGCGAGCACGCTCCCAGCGGTAGACCACCGCTCCAGTCGCCTTCTCCGCGATCACGAAGAACCCGTTCTGGTACGCCCACTCCAACTCGTCGATCCACGCCGCCTTCTCCGGCAGCGGCGGCCAATCACCAGGAAGCATCCCGAAACTCTCGTCTGTCGGCAGCGCGGAACCGGAAAGAGGCAGCTCCTCCTCATCGTCAGCCTCACTCTCTTCCACCACAGGCTCCGCGGGAGGCAACGGCGGAAACCTCCGCGCCATCTCCGCCCAGGCAGTG